GGGATAGCACTCATGATTTATTAACGACACAAAAACTACTGATGCATGAGAGTGCAGCTGAAACAATGTTGTACATCATGTTAGAGCCATCCGACATACAGGATGTTAGAGAGTCTATCAATCATACAGAAAAATGGGGATAGAAAATAACATTCTTGCATGTATCAAAGATAAAGTAAAAACAAACGTGAGTGTAACATTCGAATTTTGTAACACTCAAAAACAGAAGAAAACAAGATAAAGCAGTATTGATAAGCGTTATTAAGAAAATAAAGCTTTGCAATGAGCGTTACATAGTTATGATTCTGTTACACTCACAACAATAATAAAAAAGGAGATAAAAATGTATTCAATTCAGAATCAAAAAAGGGATGTAATCTACTACAGACCAAACGTAAAGAAGTTCTATATTGCTGAAAAAAATAAAGATAATAAAACTACTTTTGAAATAAGAGCATCTATTGATGAGAATGATCGCCTGCTCGGAGTTTATTCTAAGAAAGAAACAGCACAGAAGATTGTGCTAGAAATGATAAGTGATAACTTCTGGACAAATGCACCTGTGTACTGTATGCCGGAGGATGAACAATGATTGTAATTCTATCATTTGGATGTGGAATGTTTTTTGGAGTTTTTATGATGATAGCGGTTCGTATCGCAGGGGCGGATGATAATGACTAAGAAAGAAGAAATTGAACTAGCCCTTCTATATAGAAAAAGAAATGATTTAGAAAAAGAAATAGCAAGGGTAAAGGAAGCGCATAAAAGAAATGAATATGCAAAAGTCAATACATATCAACTCTTTGTTCTGGAAGATCGCTTGCGTTGGGTAGAAAAAAAGATAGCTAGAAGGGAAAGACATGATTACAATTGAAGAACTAAAAAACTATCGCTACCTGCAAATGCAAGCACAAGCAATCCAGGAACAAATTAGACAAATGTACTTTCCAATATCATCTCCACCAATTGGGCAGATTGGAACGAAGTCAAACATACCAGGAGATCCAACACGCTCGGCATTCTATAGGATTGAAAAATTAAATCAGGAACTCGAAGAAAAAGTAAATGAAATCGCAGTCCAAATGAAAAGAATTTTAGATTGGGTAGATACAATTGATAATCCGGAAATTCAAATCATTATTCGATGGCACTTCATGAACGGTCTAAGCTGGAAAGAAACAGCAAGAAAGATATATTCGACATCCGATTCGGATAGTTGCAGAATGAAATTCTATAGATATTTTAATCAAAAAGATAAAAGTGTTCGTTAGTGTTCGCTCACGTTCGTTTCAAATGTGATACTATGCTAGTGTAGAAAAAGAACAGATGCATGGGCAGGTTTGTTCTTTTTTTATAAAACGTGGGTATTAAGTAGATTTTCATTTGATTTCGACTCCTTTATTCATAACTGCCCTAATTTTGATATGAAAACTAATCCTAGATATGCAAACGGTAATTTAAGACGTAAAAATAGAGCACGATTAAAAGCAATGGGTTGCCAGTGTGGAATCTGCAAAGGTAGACTTGGACCAATTCATTATGATGAACCGTCTAACTATATGTTTCCATTATCGTTTGTTGTTGATGAAATAAAGCCAGTTTCTAAGTGGAAACAGTTCGGATACAACAGCGCAAGAGAAGCGGCGGAAGATTGGAACAATCTACAAGCTGCTCATTACGTTTGCAATCAATTAAAAAGTGACAAAATCGGCATAAACACAACGAATTTAGCACAAAAGAAACCTACTATAAAAGATGGGGATTGGTAGTTTTCCACAATAGGTGGGGGAGTACCCCTCCCGTAAGGCGAGGCGACTCAGGGCCGTGAGCGCCGATTTACACACAGGGAAATTTTGAAAGGGGTAATTAGGTGGCAAAACTAAAAGGAATAACAAAGAAAAAATCGCGGTTAGAAATGCTTAAAGCACTTGCTTTGGTTCTTGCTGATCAGATTGATTCTGGCTTGCCGCCTAAAGATTTAGGACCAATTGCAAAACAGTATCGAGAAACAATCAACGAGATAGAACAGATAGAAGGGATGACTGATAGTGATGATGAAATCAGTGAAATCTTGTCAACGAGAGAAGCTGATGGGAAGTCAGGAGCCGTCCGTTAGAATCGTTCCAGATTACGAATACTCAGATGGTGATGATGCTGTTAAGATTTTAAAGATTGGTAAGCTTCGCCCTGATCCGTGGCAAGAGAATGCAATGCTAGATTGGATGGGGCGTAACGAAGAAGAACTGTGGGCTTCATCCACATGTGGATTGTCTGTGCCTAGACAGAACGGAAAAACACTAAATGTTTCTGGGAGAAGTGGTGCTGGTATGATTCTATTCGGTGAATGGGTAGTCTACACTGCTCATTTACAAAAAACTGCAACTGAGACATTTTTGGAATTACGAGGACTCTTTGAAACTCCGAAATTAAGCAAATATGTACGAGAGATTAGAAATGCTTTAGGTAGAGAACAGATTATTTTAAAAAACGGTGGAAGAATTGTTTTTGTAGCAAGAACAAGAAATGGTGGTCGTGGTCTTCATGGCGACCTTTTAATTTTCGACGAAGCGCAAGAACTGACGACAGAACAACAAGCATCGTTCCTTCCTGCACTTGCAGCAAGTAGAAATCCACAAACGATATACATCGGCACTCCACCGGATGAACATTGCGAAGGCACTGTCTTTAGAAAGATTCGAGATAAAGCAATTAGTGGAAAGAGCGACAACACATCCTGGTCTGAGTTCTCTGAAAAAGAAATAGGAGATGTGAACGATAGAAGCAGATGGTACAGAACGAATCCGGCACTTGGAAGACGAATCTTAGAAAGTACAATTGCTTCTGAATGTGAACAGATGGATGCTGATACGTTTGCACGTGAACGATTAGGGTGGTGGTCTCCAATTTTAGAAAATAAAGAAGAATATGCAATTGATAAAGATGCATGGAATAAATGTATTTCGGACGAAAGCAAACCGGAAGGAAAAACAGCATATGGAATTAAATTCTCGATTGATGGAACCGAGGTGTGTTTATGCGGTGCTGTGATTCCGGAAAATGGTCCTGCAAGAATATCGCAGATTGAAAGAAAATCAACGTCACAAAGCACAAGGTGGTTGAGTGATTGGTTAAATGAACGATATCATGATGCATCTTGTGTAGTGATTGATGGTCGAAATGGTGTTGATTTATTAGTTGACCGAATCTCCGAAACATGGAGATTAAAGTCGTCAATAATCAGGCCAAATGCAAAGGATATGATTTCGGCAGCAACTCTATTAATTGATAGTGTTAACGAAAATAGTCTTACGTGGTATCGATATCAGGAAGATTTAAATGATAGTGCTATAAATTCTACTAAGCGTTCTATTGGTGGAGGATATGGCTTTGGTGGTAGTAATTCAATCCCTATTGAGGCGTGTGCATTAGCGTTATGGGGAGCAAAAACAAGTAAACGAGATCCAAAACGCAAAATGCGAATTGGTTAGGAGGGGAAATGAATTTCACATTAGGAATTGGGAAAATATATGGTCTGCCATCTGTTGAAGAGGTAAAGCTAAGAAAATTAATTAAACTTTGGGATAATCATAAAAGCAGCAATGATAAGAAGAATCGATATTATGGCGGTCATGTTCGATTGTCTGATGTCAATTTGGGAATTGCACTTCCAAATGGTTTGAATAGTCTTGAAATTGGATGTGAATGGGGAGCAAAGACAGTTGATGTACTAGCTGCACGTTCTATGTTTGACGGCTTTGTTAGTTCCAATGGAAAAAACAATGACTTATTACAGAAGATAATGAGCGATAATCGTTTGATATCCGAATACATGAAGGCATGTAAAGACCAACTCAAATATGGGTGTACATTCGCAACATTATCAGCAGATGAGGATATTGGTTGCAAAATTCGCTTTCACTCACCATTGACTGCTTCTGCAATTTGGAATGGAGAAAAGGGAAGAATTGATTGTGGACTTGCTATTATCGATACAAAAATTGATAACAAGGACCAAATGTATAAACCATCACATGTAAATTTATATACAGACACTGATATTTGGGAACTTACTAAAATTTCGGACTCTACTGAATGGAAGGCAGAGAAATTCCCACATATAATGGGTAGACCGCTGATGGAGCCACTGGTTTGGAATGCGACAAGTGATAAACCATTTGGTAGATCAAGAATCAAAGAACCGGTAAGACGATTGATTGAAGGGTATGTTAGAACGGTTGCAAATGCATCGATTGCATTAGAATTTTCTACTACTCCGCAGAAATATTTACTGGGTATAACAGATGAGCAATATGATGCATTGATAAATGAAAAGTTCAAAACATATGTTGGTTCAATCATTGCTGGAACAACCAATCCTGATACTGGACAAACTCCTGAATTTGGGCAACTTTCACAAGGAACATTAGAACCGCACGTTCAAATGTTGCGAATGCTGGCAACACAATTTAGTGCCGCAACTGGATTGACAGTCACTGATACAGGTGTTGTAAATGATGCCAATCCTACATCTAGTGATGCGATTCTTGCACAATCTCAAACTCTTGTATTACTTGCGGAGCAATTAAATACGACTAACAGCGATGCCCTAAAGGTGATTGCTAGAATGGCGCAAGCTATAGTCCGCGGAGTAGAACTAGACAAGCTTACAGATGAAGAAGAAAGCATTGTTCCACATTTCAAAAATCCAGCAATGCCATCTGTATCTGTTACAGCAGATGCAGCTGTTAAAATTGCGAGTGTTCGTCCAAACTTTAGTCAAACAGACACATTCTTGGAAATGGTTGGCTTTGATCAGGCAGACATCCGCAGAATAAATGCACAGGAGCAGCGCTCTAGGGGCACTCAAGTATTGAGTGAAGAATTCAATGCAGATATCAGCGAATGATTGGCAGAAATACGTTAGTAAGCTGTCTGCAATCAATACAAAAGCTGGAGAATTATTGCAAACGTACATTGATAAACATGGATTAAATGATATTGAGTCGGTAATAACATATGCACATGCTCTCGTTACGAAATATGGTGAGGCAGGTTCTGAGCTAGCGTGTCAGATGTATGATGCATTAGCTGAGGCACAAGGAGCATATGTTAATCCTGCAGAACCTGCATCCATAGCAAATCGTCATGAGGTTGCTGGTGCTCTTTTGAAAACACAGGGAACAGGAAATATGATTCCTGCAATAGAGAGACTTGTTAAAACGGCAGCTTCTGATACGATGCTAAAAAATGCAAAAAGGGATAACGCGGAATGGGCGTGGGTTTCGCATGGTGATACTTGCGCTTTTTGTATGCATTTATCATCTTTGGGGTGGATGCCTGCTAGTAAAGCAATTCTAAGAGGTGAGCATGCTGAACATATTCATGCCAACTGTGATTGTGAGTTTGCAATACGTTTTGATGGCAAAAGTAATGTGGAAGGGTATGATCCACATAAATTTAAATTAATCTATGATAGTGCAGATGGTAAAACATCTTTAGATAAGTTGAATGCAATTAGAAGACAGATGTATCCCCTAATTAAAGAGGAAAGAAATGCAAAAAGAAGGGAATTATATGGAGCTAGAAAAGTACTCAATGCGCGAGATAATCCGTTCAAGGATCCAAATACAAAACTTGAAATTTCGATACAAAAACAAAGAAAGCATATTCCTGGAACAATTGAATATGAAAACTACAAAAGAGAGTTTGAAAAAGTTGGCCGATATGGACCTTCATTTTTATATATAAATGAAGCTGACTGTGGGGAACTTGTGAAGAATTATCATGGGAAAGGATTTGTAAGAACAGATATTTATGGTAAAATAATACCAGAGGAACTTATTGTAAGTAATGATATTGTGATTGGGGAGGCTGTAAATAATATAGATGGTACTACAGCACCAACAACGATTTTTAAAATACATTACAGCAAAGGTGGAACACACATTTCGCCAGATTATCCTAGTAAGAAGAGGAAAAGAGGTAGATAGTAATGGACCTACGTGATTTATATGGAAAAGTTGTTGAAGTAAATGTCTGTACTGGAATCAAAATAACAGGCGAAGTTATTGATTTTTACCCGAGTATTGGTACTGATTCTGGGGAAGATGAAATTGATATTTTTCCAAATGAAACAAACCATATTATTGTTGTAAAAAAGAGTGAGATTCTATCGGCAAAGATATTGTAGTTAAGATAAGCAAAATTGTATAAAAATATATTTTATAAATAAGCACGGATAACCCGTGCTTTTATTATGGCAACTCGTGCCTTAAACGAGGATGGAGGAAAAATGAACGAAACTGTAGAACAGGGAAACGTCACTGTGGATGAAGCACAGGAAAACAATGCTACTGTGAGCACAGAAAACACACAGGAAAAAACAGCACGTACTTTTACTCAACAAGAAGTTGATGACATTGTCTTGAAACGATTGAATAAAGAACGTGCAAAATTTGCGGATTACGAAGATTTAAAAGCTAAAGTAACAGATATTGATGTCTATAAAGAAAAGGCAGAAAAGACTGATGCACTGCAGGCACAGTTAGAGGCTATTACAAAAGCAAATGAAGTCAGAGATATTCGCGAAAAAGTGGCATCTGATACTAAGGTGCCGGCAAACTTATTAACAGGATCAACTGAAGAAGCTTGCCTAGAACAAGCACAAGCAATTCTTGCATTCGCAAAGACAAATGGTTATCCAAGGGTAAAGGACTCTGGTGAATTGCAGAATATTCCAGCGGGATCCACTAAACAACAGTTTGCAAATTGGTTTAACGAAACAATAAATAAATAAAAGGAGAAAAAGTTATGGCAGAAGGAATTAACACAACAACAATTAAATTACCATCTTCAGTTTCATCTGATATTATTCAAAAACTACAAGAAAATTCAGCAGTAATGCGTTTAGCACGCAAAATTGACTTGCCAGGAAATGGCGTAACTATTCCTGTAATTACTGGTGATCCAGAAGCTGCATGGGTAGCAGAAACAGATAAGAAGAAAGTATCCAAGCCTGGATTAGGAACAAAGTTAATGAGTTCATATACATTAGCTGTAATTGTGCCATTCTCAAATCAATTTAAGCGCAATGCTGAGGCTTTATATGAAGCGTTAGTAGACCGTTTACCATTAGCGTTAGCACAGAAGTTTGATTACACAGTTTTTGGCGGTGTTGCTGCGCCTGGTGAAAACTTCGACACATTAGCAACTGCAACAGCACAAGATTTAAAGACAGATGTATATAAGGGCTTAGTTGCTGCAGATGCTGATATTGCTATCCACGGTGGAATTACAAACGGATTTGTAGTATCTCCACAAATGAAGAGTGAATTATTACTCGCTGTAGATGCTAATAAGCGTCCATTATTTGTTAACTCTGCTGCTGATGGTGCTGTACCAATGTTATTAAGTGTTCCAACAGTTTCATCTAAAGGTGCATTTGTAGATGGTACTCCAAAGACATTAGGCTTTGCTGGCGACTGGACACAAGCTGTATATGGAACAGTAGAGGGTGTTCAGATTAGCATCTCTGATCAAGCAACATTGACAGATGGCAGTACAACAATCAACCTATGGCAGCAAAATATGTTTGCTGTACGTGCAGAAATCGAAATTGGTTTCCGTTGCGACAAGTCCGTATTCAATAAGTTGACAAAGAGTGCGTAATGAAAGCATTTATCAATAAAATCACTGGAACATTAATGTACGTTGATGATTCTAGAGTAGATGAATACATTGAGGCAGGTTATGAACCTGCCTCAGATGCAAATGAAGATGAGACTGTTTCTGAGGTAGAAAAGAATACGGATACAGACGAAACAGAGGAAGATTCAAAGAAGACTGATAAGAAGTCAGGAAAGAAAGGAGCGTAAGGATGGCATACGCAGAGATAGTTGATGTAGAAAAAGGCTTTCGTACATTTGAAGAGAATGAAATAAAGAAAGCAACAGCACTGATTGATGAAGCAGGTGTCATTATCGATGCGTATGCTCCTCATGCTTCAAAAGATGTAAAGAAAGTTGTTACATGTCGAATGGTCAGAAGAGCTATTGGGGATGGTCAAGAAACGCAAACATTTCCGATGGGAGCAACTCAAGGTAGTATTGGAGCTTTGGGATATACTCAATCATGGACATTGAATAATGGCTCTGTTGGGGAGCTTTACCTAGCTAAAACAGAAAAGCAGTTACTAGGTATTGGAAATAAACTTGGTTCTCATAGCCCTTTGGAGAGTTTGCTATGATGATCGGAATAACAATCGTTCTCTATGATGATATAGAAAAAGGGAAGGACGAATTTGGCGAACCTATTTTCGAAAAAACACCAATTGAAATTAGCAATGTTTTGGTTGCACCAACTTCCACAGAAGATGTTACTAATACGGTGAATCTGACAGGAAGACGTGCTGTATATACACTTGCAATTCCAAAGATTGATAATCATGACTGGGAAAATAAGAAGGTTCGCTTTTTCGGAAAAGACTGGCGAACAATTGGCATACCACAAGAAGGAATCCAATCGTTAATTCCGCTATGCTGGAATAAGAAGGTAATGGTCGAGCGCTATGAGTAAGGCTCGCTTTAAGTTAGATAGAAAAGGCGTAGGCGAACTTCTGAAATCAACAGAGATGCAAAAGGTCCTACAAGAGCATGCTGGTCGTGTTCAAGGACAGATGGGTGAAGAATTTGAAACGTATATTGCAGGAACGCGTGCTGTTGTTGGCTCCAAAAGCCAAAAGGGTGATAAACAGGCGATGAAGGATAATAAACTGCTTAAAGCGTTGGGAGGATCTAGAAGAAAATGATAGAGACAGTAATCTATACATATTTAAACAAGAAGTTATCTGTTCCTGCATATATGTCAGAACCGAAAACACCACCTGAAAAATATGTTCTTATTGAGCGAACTGATGGTGATGATAGAGAAGTTCGTGAAGCAACAATTGCAATCAAGTCATATGGTGGAACACTATTAGAAGCTTGTAAGTTGAATGAAGAGTTAAAGGATGCAATGAGAGAGATTGTTGAACTAAATGAAATTGCAAAATGCAAGTTAAATAGTGATTACAACTTTACAGATACAGAAACAAAACGATTCCGCTATCAAGCGGTTTTTAATTTGGTTTATTACCAATAGTTAGGAGAATAATAAATGCCAAAAACAAAAAATGTTTCGGTTGCTAAGCCGAAAATCACTGGTGCAATTTACAGAGCACCACTAAAAACAGCATTGCCAGCAGATGCAACTACAGCCTTGAATGTAGCATTTAAAGAACTTGGATATGTCGGTGAAGATGGAGTTACCAATAATAACTCTGCTGATTCTGACAACATCAAATCATGGGGTGGTGCAGTCGTTGCAACAACACAAAAAGAAAAAAAGGATACATTCAAGTTTAAGTTAATTGAAGCATTAAATACAGATGTGCTTGCTACAGTATATGGTCAAGACAATGTTTCAGGAACGCTAGCTACAGGAATTAAGGTTTCTGCAAATGCAAAAGAACTTGAAAGTGCGGAATATGTTATCGAAATCATCTTACGTAATGGAGTTGCAAAACGTATTGTAATTCCAGAAGGTAAAATCTCAGAAGTTGGGGAAATTACATATAAAGATGATGAGTTAATTGCATATGAAATTACAGTTACAGCATTACCAGATGATAATGGTAATACTCATTACGAATTCATTAAGGAAACTGCTGCTTAAGGAGATTGATTATGGCAAAGACAATTAAGAAAACAATTGCTATTCAAAATGATGAAACTTTTAAAGGTGTAACAAGAACTGGTTTTAACTTTACGATTCCAAAAGAAAACTTTAATGATGCAGAATTATTAGAAGTTCTAATGAAGGTGGATGATGGAGAAGAACACTACATCCTAAAGGCTGCGGGTATGCTTTTGGGTAAGGAACAAAAAGCATCTTTATATGATCATTGTCGTAATAAAAATGGTAAGGTTCCAGCAGATAAAGTGATTGCAGAAATCGAAGACATTTTTAAAACATGTAAAGAAGTAAAAAAATAATTTCCCTTGCCAGGATGATCAAAACAGACCGTGATGCGTGGCTCTGTGATTTAGCAGAAACATATCATATTTTAGATATAACAGGGTTGTCGATTTTAACATTGGCAACCCTTTCTTTTGGTTTAAGGGAGGATTCACGCATCAAGATGTTGCTTTCAGATTCGAATGTACAAGTAGATAAATTAATGATGGCAATGATGATTGATAGATTGTCGTTGCTTTGGTGGGCGAAAACTAAAGATGGTTCAAAAGGTATTAATCCGCCAAATATGCTAGTAGATAAATTAATGGGGACTACAAATGATGAAGTTAATAGATTCTCATCTATCGAAGAATTTAAATCTGAATGGAACAGAATAGCAGGAGGAGAAATTCATGAGTAATTTAGGCTCTGCATTTGTGCAGATTGTACCTTCTGCGGAAGGTATTACAGGTTCAATTGCAAATGTGCTAGGTGCTGAAGCAGATAGCGCTGGTAAGGCTACTGGATCGAGACTAGTCGATACAATTAAAGGGGTTATTGTTGCGGCTGGAATTGGTAAAGCCTTGATGGCATCTATCAATGAAGGCGCTGCTCTTCAACAATCTCTAGGTGGAATTGAAACTCTTTATAAAGGTTCTGCCGATAGGATGAAGCAATATGCAAATGATGCGTTCGTAACTACTGGATTAAGTGCAAATGCATATATGGAAAATGTGACTGGCTTTAGTGCCAGTTTGCTATCGTCATTAAAGGGCGATACAGAAGCGGCTGCTGAAGCTGCTAATACAGCAATGATTGATATGGCTGATAACTCAAATAAAATGGGTACATCGATGGAATCTATCCAGATGGCTTATCAAGGGTTTGCAAAGCAAAATTACACCATGTTGGATAATCTTAAGTTGGGATACGGTGGTACAAAGACTGAGATGGAGCGTCTATTAAAAGATGCTCAGAAGATTACTGGCGTTAAATATGATATTAACAATCTTGCTGATGTATATTCTGCAATTCACGTTATTCAAAGCGAATTGGACATTACAGGAACTACTGCCAAAGAAGCGAGTACAACATTTACTGGATCATTTGCTGCGATGAAGGCTGCAGCACTTAATGTTATTGGTGGTCTATCGCTAGGGCAGGATATTACACCAGCTTTAGAAGGACTTGCATCAACTGTTGCTACTTTCTTGTTTGGTAATTTTATACCGATGTTAACTAATGTCCTTACTGGATTACCATCAATGATTGTAACTTTCTTGAAGACTGCAGGACCGATTTTCATTGAGAACGGAGCAAAGTTAGTTACTAATTTAATCGAAGGAATAACGACTGGATATCCTGAGTTTATTGCTGGCTTTGCAGAACTTTTGGAAAATATCCCTCCAGTTATAGAATCGAACTTTCCAACACTTATTGAAAATGGCGTTGCATTAATTTCGAATTTTGCAAACGGAATTATTCAAAAGATTCCTGATTTATTAAATGATTTTAATTACATTCTAATTGATATCTTTGCAATCATTACGGACTACCTACCAGTCATGTTAGAAGGTGGTGCAGATATTCTTCTGAACATCTTACAGGGGCTTGTTGACAATCTTCCGCAATTAGTGGAGGGATTTAATACATTAATTGACTCAACTGTAATGTTTTTAAAAGATAACTTGCCTAAGTTCTTGGAAAAAGGTGTTGAAATCATCTTAAAATTAGCAAATGGTATTTTGAAAAATCTACCTACTATATTAGGAGCGATTGGTTCTATTATTGGGCATTTGATAAAAGCGATTGTAGATAATCTTCCACAATTATTAGCACTAGGTTTTGAATTGATAGGGAAACTAGCAAAAGGGCTACTTGATGCACTCCCTAATGTTCTATCTGCAATGGCTTCACTTGTATCAAGTATATGGGATTCTGTAAGTGGTATTGATCTATGGTCTGCTGGTTCTGCAATTATTAATGGTTTCTTAGGTGGTTTGAAGTCTGCCTTTGAAGGTGTGAAGAACTTTGTTGGCGGAATTGCATCATGGATTGCTAACCATAAAGGACCGCTTAGCTATGATAGAAGATTGCTGATACCTGCAGGTAACGCAATTATGCAAGGACTTAACAGTGGATTGAAAACATCTTTTAAAGATGTTAAATCAACAGTTAGCGATATGGGTGGAAGTATTTCTGAAATGATGAATAGTTCATTAGGAAATAGTATTCAGTCAGATTTTTTAATGAATGCAAGAGTTAATGGAAATCAATTAGGAGCCATTGCTAGTCAGAACAATATGGGTACTCAGCTTGGTGGAGTTACGATTAATATTAATGGATATAACGGTGATGCAAAGGAATTGGCAGAACGAGTTAAAGATGAACTTCTAAATGAAGAACGCAGAAAGGAGATGGCTTTCAATGGCTGATACATTTTTATTTAGCGGGCGAAAGTCGTCTGCTTTTTCTACCTATGTAGCAGATAGTGATGGGTGGAATTCTGCAGCTAGAAGAATAGATGCGATTAATGTACCAGGAAGAAATGGCACGTTAACACCAATCAATAGCAATTCGTTTGAAAATGTTCAAATAACATATTTATGCTATTTAAAGAACGAAATGCGAACTAAACTAAATGATTTGGTTGGATGGCTTAATAGCCACGCTGGATATCAAAGGCTAGAAGATACATTTCATCCAGAGTATTTTAGATTAGCTAGATATAACGGTTCTTTCGAAGTGATGTCGAAAGACAAACTAACTGCAGCATTCAATGTGGTTTTTGATTGTATGCCACAAAAATTTCTCAAGAGTGGTGAACAAATTACAACATTAAAGACTTCAGGATCAATTACAAATCCAACCAATTACATCGCTAAACCGATTATCAAAATATATGGTACAGGTATTGTTAAAATTGGTTCTGCTGCTATTAAGATTGTTAAACCAGGGAATGCATTTATTGAATTTGATTGTGACTTATTAAACGCATATGAGGGTTCGGACAATCGAAACAGTAATGTTGAATTGATAGGAGAGCCTGCTCTTTTACCAAATACAACAAACGGAATAACGCTTGGTAATGGGATTACTAAGGTTGAAATCAAACCAAGGTGGTACACAATATGAAACCGATTTTGTATGAGTCTTCAGAAAAACAATTTACGACAAATGGCATTGGCACACTTGCTGATGCCATTTCTTGTACAGTTATTGAAGAAAGAAATGGCTCTTACGAGTTGGAAATGGAATATCCGCTTGGTGGTATCAACTACGATGAAATTAGAAATAATCGAATTATTTTAGCGATGCCAAGTGATGGCCATACAATACAGCCTTTTAGAATTTTCAAAATCACTCGCCCAATTGGCGGAGTTGTAAAAATTTATGCTGTACATCTCAGCTATGATTTATCTGGAATCCCTGTAGCTCCATTTACCGCAAATGATTGTTCATCTGCTTTGAACGGACTGAAATCAAACTCGATGATTGCTAATCCATTTGAAGTATGGACAGATATTTCCGGAAGTGGGAAATATAAGCAAAATAGTCCTGCCTCATTTAGAAGTCGTTTAGCAGGAACTGATGGTTCTATCCTTGATTCCTTTGGGAAAGGTGCAGAACTTGAGTTTGATAGATTAACTGTTAAAGTTCATCGAAACCGAGGAAGAGATAATGGGGTTACGATTCGATACGGGAAGAATTTAACAGATTTAAAGCAACAAGAATCAATTGAGAATGTAAGAACTGGTGTGATTGCTTACTGGTACAAAGAGGAAAACAATACACAAGATGTAATTGTTGGTGAGATTCAATACCTAGAAAATCATGCTGACTATCCAAAGGAAAATATCCACGTTTTGGATTGCTCTGCCGACTTCGAAAAAAAGCCTGATAAGCAGCAACTAAATACATGTGCAAAGCAATATATTAAGGCGAACAATATTGGAGTTCCGAAGGTATCAATTGATGTATCGTTTATACAATTATGGCAAACAGAGGAATACAAAAACATAGTCTCACTTGAAAGAGTAAGTCTATGCGATACGGTCCATGTTGTTTTTGAAAAACTAGGTGTTAATGCTGTTGCAAAAGTGATTAAGACAGAATTCGACGTTTTAAATGAGCGCTATATAAAAATCACACTTGGTGAAGCAAGGAGTTCGTTTGGAGAAGCAATCAGAGAAGCTACAAAGTCAACGATTCAACCACTTGTAAAATCAATGGTCAATATCGCAGTGAGCAACGCTACTGCTAACATTAGTGGATTTAGTGGGTATGTGACAAAGATAACGGATGCGAATGGTAACTGGTCAGAACTAGTTATCTCTGATAACGCAGACTATGCACAGGCAAGAAATGTATGGAGATGGTCTCAGGGCGGGTTAGGCTTTAGCTCTAACGGATATGCAGGACCATATACTACTGCAATAACTGCAGATGGCCATATCAATGGAGCGATGATCACTGCAGGCACTATTAACGCAAACACAATCAATATTGGAAATAAAATACTAACAGAAACCATTTCAGATTTAACGGAAGAATCTAAAGGCAGTATCAAAGGCACTAAACAATATTATCTACAAACTACATCTTCTGATAAACCTTCAAAAACTGATAATAGATGGACTACTGTAAAACCTTCTACGATTGTAGGACAACACATGTGGTACATGCTTGCAGATGTTGTAAATAATGGCACAGAGATTAAGCATGAGCCTTTTGAACTAACAGGAATTAAAGGTGATACAGGACGTGGTATTGTTGGTAGTCCTAGACTTACATATCAAGCGAGTACAAGCTCTGTAGTACCTCCAACTGGTCAGTGGTTAGAGAATATACCACTTGTTAATGAAGGATATACGTTGTGGACTAAGATCACATATACATACAGCGATAAAACAACATCAGACGTATATTCTCCGTCAATAGCAGGCAAAGCAGGTAGAGGAATTAAGCAAGTGTATCCTGAATACTATTTGTCTACTTCTAAGACAGAAATAACAGGTGGAGCCTGGAGCGCAACACAACCAGAAAAAGCCAACGATACGTGGATATGGATAAGATATAAAACGATATTCACAGACGAAACGGTCGGTTATTCAGACGCAACGAAAGACGATGTGCTGAATGGCCTGGTTGAATTGACGACAACCAACAAGTCGACAATCGAGCAACTTAATGGAAGCATAACGCACCTGGTAAACCAGACAACAGAAAATCGCAAAGGCGTCGATACAGTCAAAACAGAGCTGCAAACATTGCAGCAGCAGACAGCCGACGGCTTCAGCAGAACAATCCAACGTTCAGAGTTCGACAAGACAGTTAGCACAATCACTGAGAAGCTGGACGAACACGGCCTGCATATTGGTAGTGACAAAGAGGACACGGTTACGACCGTCGACACAAACGGCGTCAATGTAAAAAAATCAGATGGAACACTGCTGGCAAAATTTGATAAAGTCGACAGTATGCTCGCATACCTTCGTGTTTTGGAATATTTGAGCGCAGGAGCGCACAGAATAGAAGCAAAGACAACCGTTGCAGAAATAACAGAATTCGCAGGCGGAAAGATAAAGACCGCAGAAGTTAAAGCGTCAGTAATAAACTGGATTGGAGATATAAAGACTTATGGTAATGCTAAGTAACGCATGGCAGGTGGTCGCAGAGGCTACCAGGGCGCCAGGAGCAGCACGCGTCACATACAAATTATGGGCGCGCATTAATCCGCAGTACCACAGCATAGAACTGAACCGTGACTGGGTGGAAGTTCAAACAACATACGAGCTACACGTCGGTTATATTTATTCCGGAACTTGGACGTTTACCGGAACCGGATGTTCAACTGTATCTGGAGGCGGAACACTAAGAAACAGCGGCACATTACTGGACGGTGGCTTCTGGGCGTATCACAACAGCGATGGAAACTACGCGTCAACGGTCAATGCAGATTTAAGTTTTTACTTCTCGGCGGCTGACGCATACCTGGAGAGCGCAATCGAACTTCCGAATATTCCACGAGCCAGCGGCGCAGTTTGGAAGAATAATAAAAACAGGGCAAAATTGGACGGTGAGAACACCGAAACAATAACCCTATTAATTGATAAGAAAGTACAGAAATACCGCCACAACATATCCTGGGTGGTTGGATTAAGCGGCCAGAAGTTACTGCAGAAGAACGTCGATACCGAGTACGCATTCACGCCAACAGAGGACATGATCCAACACATGACAGACGCTCCGTACGTTTACGGAAATATTGTCATTGACACATACGCGTCCGGAGAACCAGGAGCGGCTTTAATTGGCACCAGATACGTCGGTTTTTTTATTGACCTACCACAAGAAAGATACGGCCCAATAATTACAGCTGCAGAAGTCAAAGAGATAGGCAATAACAAAGTTCCAGATGGAAAAGTGTTCCGTTATTTGTCGCGTAAGAAATTGACAACGCAAGTAGAAACGCGAGGCTTTGCAACAGTAAAAAATATATACGTTGTTCATAACAAGCAGCAAACGCCGCTAAAATTGACCGACGGAAAATATACTGCAGAGCTGGAAGGGATGGTTGACGGCAACGTTCAGTTTGTAATTGAGGATAGCAGAGGCTTCGTAAAGGCCCAGGAATGGCGCGGAACATTCGTGCCATACTTTTATCCAACATTAACGGAGTTCGGCGCAGAACGCGACAATCCGACGGTTAACGACGGATATGCGAGCGCCAAAGGAACATATTACAACGGCGAAAGCAATCAATTAACAATCACCCTAAAAGACGAGCAGGGCCACAGCGTAAACTGCGCATATACGCCGAACGGAAACAACTTTGCAGTTAAGCAGAGAGTTAGCGGTTACCGATACGACCAGAACTATCAACTGACGCTGGTTTTAACTGATAGTTACGGCCAGAGAACCGAACGTTCGTACGTTTTAACCGGAAACTTGTGGGCCATGATTTTAGGAAAGTTAACGACAAGCGTACACATGCTATGGGTTCGCCGAAATGGAAACAATCCATGCGGCATATACAATGAGGGTGACATTTCAACGCAAGGCATGACATACGCGAAAGGCGGCCTTGCAATTGGTGGAAATGATACTTTTATTGTTAAACAATTTAGTGCAAATCACCCTGCAATAAATGCACAAGAGTCAAAGTTAATTGATGTTAATATTTCGACTCCAAAAGGGTATGAAATCGTGTGTGTATTAAGAGCGTTTACTGATCATGTTACTTGCGATATTAAAGAAACAACAAAGTCGAATGTTACTGTATATGTAGGCAACACTTGGTGGGGTTGGACTTTGCCGGCCGGTGAAACAATAGTTGATGTTTTATATGTTAGAAAGGCGGAATAAATGGCACAAATTATTTTAAACAACGGCCACCTATATACATTAGATTTCATCCGGCCAAACCAAATAGGCAAAAGCTGCAGGCTGGAAGAAATTAAAATGATCATAGAGGACATGGCCCAGGAGAATATATCCGGAGCAACCGTTAAAGATGAGCCAGGACTAACGAAAATGGGTAATCTAAAACTTAATAGTTTTAGCGTTGATTTCAAAGACGGAAAGTACAATATAACTATTTTCTTCGACGAAGTACCACAAAGCGAAATAGACCTGGCCAAAGAGAGAGCAGAAACAGAAGCGGTCGCTAGATTTATCGCGTTAGGTTTGCAGAATGCAGAAATAAAAGACGTAATAAAGTGGGCAAAATTCTTAGAAGATTGGAATGCGGTCAAATTCCCTTATAAAAAGGGAGAACGATTTAAATACAAAGACAATCCGTATGAGGTGATTGAAGCGGTCACATCAGATGCAACTAATACACCTGACAAAGACTCAAAGCATTACAAGTTGTTAAAAGCAAGCAACAATAGCCAAGATAAGCCAAAGGTTGAAATCAAGCCGTGGGATGAAAAGAAAACCTATAACAAGGGCGATTTAACAATCGCACGCGGTATCGTGTTCATATCCAAGATTGATAACAATAAGGGCAACGAGCCAGGATTTGGCTCGGCTTGGGATTATTACAAAGAAAAATAAATATTGCTATTAAGGCGACCAAAGCGGCCGCCTTTTTAGATAGAAAGAAGGTAAATCATGAATGAAGATTTGACTTTAACAACAGAGCAGTTAGAAGAGTTAAGTAACAATAAAGCGGAAAGAGAGGTATAGAACAATGGGATATTCAGCTTTAACCAATGCAGCAATCATGAGTCCTAATCATTCGGGCTCACGTTACAATTCAATCTCAAAGATTACCATCCATCATATGGCTGGCAACCTTTCAATCGAGACGTGTGGAAACGTCTTTTTAAATCCAAACAGACAAGCATCATCTAACTACGGTATCGGCTCTGATGGGCGTATTGCATGTTATGTCGATGAAGAAAATCATCCGTGGACATCTGCTAACTGGGATAACGATGACCGTGCAATCACTATTGAAGTAGCAAATAGTGAGACTGGTGGTGATTGGCCAATCAGCCAAGCTGCGTATGCATCTTTGATTAGCCTATGCGCAGATATCTGCAATCGATATGGAATCTATCCATATTATGACGGAACACCATCCGCAACATTAACAGAGCATTGCATGTTTGTTGCAACAAATTGTCCTGGTCCTACAATCCATGCTATGCAGGTAAATCATGTTATCGAAAATGACATCCGTGCGGCTATGGCAGGTGCTGCAGTTAGTGATCCACAATCAACTCAGTCAGTCGGTGGAGATGTAGAAGACCTAGCACGTAGAGTTATTACAGGTGAGTTCGGCAATGGCGATGCAAGACGTGCCGCATTAGGCGATATGTATAGTGCAGTACAAGCACGCGTTGATGAAATCTATGGTGGTATTCAATCTACGCCATCGTACTCTATTGATGATATTGCACAGCGAGTGATTGCTGGCGAGTTTGGCAATGGTGTAGACCGTATCAATGCGTTAGCTTCAGCAGGATATGACAATGTGGCAGTACAACAACGTGTAAATGAGATTCTTCAAGGTGCACCATCTCCAACACAGGGTGACATGAGCACTATTGCTGAAGCTGTCTACCGTGGCGACTACGGCAATGGCCAAGATAGAATCAATGCTCTACGTGCAGCAGGGTATGATCCAGATGCAGTACAGCGTGCGGTAGACCAAATCTACTACGGGCTATAGTTACAGGAGGATGCATCATGCATGAAGGAATCAATCCTGTTTACCTTAGTCTTCTGATTTCTCTTGTCGGTCTAGTTGCTACCATTTGGAGCGTTAACTCAACAATTCATAAGGGCAATAAAGATCAGGCCAAAGAGCTAGCAGAAGAGTTGGGAAAGATGAATGCGAACATAACCTACGTGAAGGAAGGAATAACAGATTTAAAAGCAACTACAAGAGACGTGAGCAATCGCGTCATGTCTCTAGAAAATCGCTTGGCGCAGACTGAAACATCGGTAACATTCCTAAGCGATAGAATTAGACAAATTGAAGAAAGAAGGGATAATAAATGAAAGACAAAAATTATTGGAGTAGATGGTTCAAAGCAGCTGGTATTCGCGCATTAAAGACATTTGCTCAAACATTATCTGCAACAATTTCTACAGCTGTTGTACTTGGTGATGTGAATTGGAGAACAGCATTATCTGCCGCGACTTTGGCGGGCTTGCTATCTCTAATCATGTCCTTTGCAACAGGCTTGCCAGAAGTAAAGTTTGAAGATATTACAACAGAAGAAGATTTGAAGTAAAATTAAAGCCTACTCTCTTTAGTGAGGGTAGGTTCTTTTTTGTGGTATTATTGTATAAAGGAGATTATATAA